TAACAGTTGGAATAGATATATGTACCCAACTATCAAATTCTAATATAACCTGATCGTAAGGAATATCAGCAGTGACAATAGCTCTAACCACAGCATCAGGAGACATTCCCTTGACATTAAAGTCAGCTGCACATCCTTCACAATGTTGAGATGTTTTAGATCCACCCACTGATTCATTAACTTCCTTTGATCTATATCCTGAACTTATGGATATAGGTTTATTAACCACTTTACGGACTTGTTCTAAAAATAAAGCAAGTCTTTCTAAATTATCTTTTACTTTAGCAGAGGGTGTATTATCTACTCCTCTTCTTGATGCTACTTGACTAAATGTAAGTTCTTCTAAACTAAAGTTAGGAGTTAGCTTCATTTCTTCTTAATATAGAACAAACTGCGTTCTCCAAAGAGATAGAATCCAACTGCACTAGCAAAGTTATTAACCTCATCACTTGGTTGTCCAGTACATACTGTATATACCCATGTAGAAAGCACAAGAACCCCTATTATAGGACGCATCAGTCTAACTATAGCTTCTACCCAAGGGTAAGATGGATTACCTGCCCCAACCTCATTCATAACCTTAAAGAACTCTAAATCTATACTCTTCATTTGAGTATATTGTTCTATAGTAGCTGGTTTAAACACATCGGGTGCTACAAACTTATTAATAAGAGACTTACCTAAATCCATAGCTACAGGTAAGAATGCAGATAATATTGTTATTGGATCCATTAAAATTCCTCTAAATTAAAGTTATATTCTTCACAAACTATCTTAGAATGTTTTTTAAACTTAACTGAGTGCTTGTCATAGTCCGTATGTCCACTATTCCATAGCATACAATGGATCATTTCGTGCATAAGGGTCTCAGATACTTTTAAAAAAGAATCATTAGCTACATCTATTTCTATTCTTGTAGGGTAGGTGTGAAAGTACCCTAACACTTCTCCCTTTGTATCCATCACTCCAAAACCCACTTTATGAGGTGCTGGCATTGGGTATAGATTAAAGGGTGGTAGTTTAACAAAACAGGCATAAAGCTTACGCAAGTTTTGTTTAGTTAATAGCATCTTAAAAGAATTTATGTGTTAGTAAAAAAACAATTACAAACCCTGCTGTTCCTAAAAGTATTTGCTCTAGTCTTTTAAGACGAGCATTAATTGATTCATAACGAAAAGCACATACTTCTTCATGCGTACTTAATCTTGACTCAACTTCATTTACATTATGCTTAACCATTTTATATACCCATACTTTCAATCCAAGTTAGTGTTTCTTCATTCCATAAATATCTTTTATCATCTGTAGGTATATCTACAGGTGCTTTCCATTGTGCATTTTCATCTAATAACCATGAGTTAAATGGTTTAGGTGCAATAAAAGCATCTAGTGATTCATCGTAAGTGTATCCTACACCAGCATAGTTCTTACGAATGTTGCCATTATAAGATGTTTGTAACCATGTTCCACCTAAAAGGTTAGAGCAAAACTCTATACCGATTTGTTCAATCTCAATACCTTCTTCATTAGAAGTGTCTTTGTTATCTACTACTATTACTTTGGTTACTATACTATTTTCTATTTGTGCAAAATGTGCCATATAGTTTCCTTTATGCTGTATAGCTGCCTGATGCAGTGAATTTTAATATTGTATTAGCACCACTTGTTGTAACAGTAGGACTTCCTGTAGTTGTTCCTGAATATCTACTAGTAGGAACAGATAATATTACCACACCTGAACCACCTGCTTTGCCTGTTGCTGGAGAAAGTCTTTCTGCTCCACCACCGCCACCACCAGTATTAGCAGTTCCAGCAGTAGGTTGAGTAGTTGTATCCCTGCCGCCATTACCTCCACCACCAGTGCCACCAGTACCAGGAGCAGCTCCAAATGCACTACCACCCCCACCACCTGCATAAGTGACAGATGAGCCTGTAATAGAAGATGCAGTTCCAGCTCCACCATTACCAGTCCCAGTAATTCCAGTAGCACCTACAGCACCTGCTCCGCCACCACCTGCTCCTCTATATGGTGCTGCACCATTAGTATTACTACCACCATTATTTCCTTGACTTGGACTTGTAGAAGGTGTATTTCCTGCTCCGCCAGCACTTGTTGCAGGTGTTTGAGAAAACCCACTAGCACCTCCACCTGAACCACCAGAGCTACCAGGTGAATTTGCACCTACATTTCCGCCAGTAGCAGTTCCACCACCACCTCCTCCAGAAGATGTAACAGTAGTAATACCTGTGCCTGATAATACTGAATTAGAGCCTGTAGCACCTTTTGCAGTAGTAACACCACCAGCACCTCCACCACCAACAGTAATTGTATATGTTGTTGATTTAGTTAATGTAATAGAATTTGTTCTAAATCCTCCAGCACCACCACCACCACCATGAAAGTTACCACCGCCGCCGCCACCACCTCCTGCAACAACAAGATAGTCAATATTATAAAATTTATTTACTCCATATATTCCATAGCCTCTTACTGCTGATACGGCTAGTCTACTTAATAAAGGCATTTTATATCCTATTTAAACTGTGTTTGTGAGGCTAATATTGTATATGCAGCAGAACCTGTTTTAATAATTGTATATGAATAAACATCTATACCTGATGCGTTACCACTTGACCATGCTGTACCACCTTGATATTTAGGTGTAACTGAAGTGCCATCTATTGTTACTGCATTGTTATAATAAGCTGTAGCACCTTGTGTTACCGCAAATACTACAGTCACTGCTTGACCTGTTGCTAATGCTGTATTTAAAGATGTGCCCGATGACATTCTAAAATTTACAGTCCAGTTTGCACTTGCATTAGATGTGTAATATAAAACTGATTGGGTAGATATATCATATTGAATTGTACCAGTAGCAGCAGTAGCTGAAACTGTAACTAGTTCATTAGCATCTGTAAATGATGCACCAAATTGACTAGTAGAACCAGTAAATGACTGTGTTGCTGTAAATGTAGTTGCTGTTCCAGGGGCTACAAAATCTGTACCTGCAGTAGCTGCTGTAAATGCTGAAGTGCCATTACCTTTAAGTACACCTGTAAGGGTAGTTGCTCCAGTACCTCCTGATCCTACTACCAATGTTGCTGATAGTCCAGCAGCTGTACCAGTTGTATTTTGGTTTAAAGTAGGGAAAGTACAATTGGTTAAATCACCTGAAGTTGGAGTTCCTAATATTGGAGTAACAAGGGTAGGTGAAGTAGCAAATACTAAAGCACCAGTTCCTGTTTCATCTGACACAGCACTTATTAGATTAGCACTAGAAGGTGTTGCTAAAAATGTAGCTACACCAGTACCCAATCCACTAACACCTGTACTTATTGGCAATCCTGTACAAGAAGTTAATGTTCCTGAACTAGGTGTACCTAATGCAGGAGTAGTTAATGTTGGAGAGGTAAGAGTTTTATTAGTTAAAGTTTCTGTGCCAGCAAGAGTTGCGAAATTATCATCAGATAAAGCAGTATTAAACTGAGCTGTTGTACCAGTTAATGTATTAGAAGTTAAGTTAATTGTCTTATTAGTAAGTGTTTCAGTACCTGCTAAAGATACTAAATCAGCATCTGTAACTGCTGTATTAAATTCTGCTAAAGTACCACTAACTGTGTTAGATCCTAAAGCAATTGTCTTGTTTGTTAATGTTTGAGTATCTGATGTACCTACAACTGTGCCAGCAGGAGCTGCAGCAGTAGCAATAGTACCTAAACCTAAGGTAGTTCTTTGTGCAGAAGCATCTGCATCATCGAGCAATGCTTTACCAGCTGTTGTTAGATCAAATGTTGCAGCAGTGCCAGCACCAGTAAATTGAATACCTTTATCAGCAGCAGAAGTTAATCCAGCTATAGCTCCTAAATCAGCGTCATACGCTTGTACTGTTGTACCAATTGCTGATGGTGCTAGTGGTGTATAAGTTAATGCCCCAGTAACATCACCACTTGTTAATGTAACTGCACCTGTTCTTGTATTGAAAGCAGTTACTGCACCTGATGCAGAGAAAGCAGCTGAATCCCAAGCACCCCCATTTCTAATAAATAAAGCACTAGAAGTAGTATTCCAATAAAGAGCCCCTGTTTGTAAAGCATTACCATCATTGTCTAGTGTAGGAGCTGTTGCTTTAGCACCTAAGTAAATGTCATCAAAACTATCAAATGAAGCTGCAGCAGCGGTTGCACTATTAGCTGCATTAGTTGCAGATGTACTTGCATTAGAAGCTTGTGTAGTGGCAGTTGAAGCAGAGGATGAAGCATTACTTGCAGAAGTTGAGGCTAAACTAGCATGATATTTAGCTGAGAATTCACCACCTGCAACAGCACCTGATGTTTTTGTAGCCCAATCATTAGCTAATATAGCTGAGGCAGTGGCATTAGTCTCTGCAGTTTCTGCATTGGTTTCAGCTGTTTCTGCATTAGTTTCTGCAGTTTGAGCTGCAGTTGCTGAATTAGAAGCATTAGTTGCTTCAGTAGTTGCTGTAGAAGCTGAACTAGATGCACTAGCTGCGGAACTAGAAGCTGCACTTGCACTTGCTGAGGCAGCAGAAGCACTTGAAGCAGCATTTGTTTCACTTGTAGCAGCAGCAGAAGCACTAGCTGCAGCAGCCGTAGCTGCGTTAGAGGCTACTATACCTTCACTGGTTGCATCTGTTGTAGCATCGCCTGAACCACCTGCTCCACGAAAAATTGCCATGATATTCCTTATTTAAAGAGTTTGTTTAAAATACTTTCTTTTTTCTCTTTAGTGGCTTTTGGCTTTTCTGTTACTTCCTCTTTAGGAGCTTTAACAGTTTCCTTAACTACTTCCCAAGCTGAACTACCAAGATAAGATTTAACTTCACTCTCAGTAACATATAATTCTGTTCCTGTGGCTTTTTCTCTAACTAACATATCAGTCTCCTTTAAGTATATTTATGTTCACTCAAAGAATAAACATAAAAATAGCCCCTCTTGCGAAGGGCTAAGTTGCATTACGCAGGAACAGCTAATGGAATACAAGCACCATCTCTAAGTTCTTTAACACCATAGAGAGTATCTGCAGTGTATAGAGTACCTAAATATTCTTGTTTGTATTGTGTTTGTGAACGAACACCAACTTGTTCAACTAACACAGCAGCGTCTTTATGACCCATAAGGGCAATACGAGCACCGCCAGTTGCAGTATCCACATTTGAGGAGACAAATACTGGAATACCATATAATGAACCAATTTCACCATTACGGATTGTATTACCAGCACCAACTTCACCCACGAAGGATTGAGCTGTGTACTCGTTAATACCCATTAATGTGTTTCTTGCTGAAGGTGGAATCAAGAAGAATCGACCTTCCATTGGAACATCATTGTCATCTAAGCGTTGTACAGTTCTACGGATACCAGCAGATGTCAATGCAGAAGCATTTGATGAACTTGATGTGTAAGCAGTAGTACCATCACCACCGATGTATGCGTTACCATAAGTTACAGCTGATCCACCATTAAATGTACGACCTAATTGGATTAGTGATGTGTCAACTTGTTTAGCTAAAGCATAACCAGCGTCATCTGTATAGAAACGACGGAGTGATGATAGAGCTTGTACTTCAACCATGTCTTCAATTAATCTTGAATATTCATAGTGTTTGTCAATTAAAACAGCAATATCTGTTTCAGTCGCTGCTTGAAGAGTTACTTGTGTATTTATTGCTTTAACAGCTGCAACACCTCGTGCTGGTACAGGAATACGAACTGTATCACCCTTTTTACCAACGAAAGACATTTTTTTAAATAAATTTGCTGCAACTAAGTTCTTTTTGTACGCAGCTACAATCTCGTCACTCCAAATTTCGGGAATAAAGGTTGCTGCTGTGGTAATACTTACTTGATCGGTACCTAAAGCCATGATAAAAATCCTTTTCTAAATAGTTAAATTACACGACCCTCTCGATATGCTGACATAATCTCTTCAGACATAGCATCATATTTATCAGGATCGGACTGCATGAGTTTAATAATATCGCTTCGACGATATTTCTTCTTTGCAACAGATTCAGTAGCTCCTTGGCTTCCAACATCAGCAGCTTTTAATTGCTGGTCTCGGTCAACCTTAGATGTTTGTGCTACTTTTTTAGTGATAGACTGTTTATCATTCCATGTAGAGAGAAGTTCTTTAGCAGAATCATAGTCAAACTGTGTTTCTGCTCTAGCAAATAGCTCTGTACGGACTCTTGAATTCTTAATCCACTCAGCAAACTCAGGAGATTGTACAACTTCACCTACATTAGGAAATTCAGATTTAAGCTGAGAAAGAGTTTGTTCTCTCTTCATCATTAATGCTTGATTCTGTGCTTCTTTAATTGCAGGGTGGTTATCAATTGCCCTTTTTACTGCAGATTTAGGTTCAATGAAAAAATCATCGTCACTTTCTGTTACTTCTTGTGTCTTGGATTCCTTAGCTGTTTGAGTCTTAATAAAGTCGTCCACTACTTGTCGTAGTTCACCAACTTCACTGCCTTGACGACCTATTAGCTTTTCAGCTTCTTGGTGCATCGAAACAATATCTTTTAGTGATTTACCACGATACTTTTCAGGGACATCATCTACTGGTTTAGTTTCTACTTTCTCTTCAACTTTGGGTTCTTCGACTGGTAAGTCTTGAGCCTTGTCTATGAGATTAGAAGCTTCCAAATCATTTACTAACACTTCATCTATTAATCCTGCCATATTATTTCTCCTGTGCGTTTAGCATTTTAGGAAAGAATTTCAAGCGGCATTCTGCTTTCGTTCTTCAGCCAATTTTTGTTTACGCTTTTTATCCCAAGCATCGGCTGCACCTGGAAAGCTTCCTGACCAACCCTCTAAGCTAACTCTAGGTGCACTGATGATCTTATCAGCGTTAGAATTGCATTTAGGGCATGGAAAAGTTTGTGTGTACTCCGTTAATTCCTCAAAGTGATTATCACAAGTGGAACAATGGAACTCAAACAACTTCTTCATTCTTTAACTCCTC